TCTAAGCCTGTCTCGTTTCTTAATTGATTGCTTACATATGGAGCAGGATCATTGCCACCTGTGTAGGGTGCTAGAGGCTGTTGTACAGGTGCAACTGGTTGTGCAGGTGCAGTAGTTTGTACAGGTGGAACAAAACTTGGCAAAGGCACAGAATCACCAACTGGCATAGGCATTAATCTATCAATTCCTAGATCAGTTGGAGGAGGTATGTAATTAGGATCACTTGGATCAACTGGCAAAGCTATGTCTGTTGGAATATCACTGCTGCGTGGTCCTAATGCAGACATATCATAATCTGCTGGGTTAGGCATCCTAGTACCAGTCCTTATTGCTCTTTTTCTAGCCTCACCAAACTCCATAGGACCGCCTAAAGATCCTTGTAGTCCTTCTTGAGCTCTCGCTCGTTCGATCATGTCTTGAAAGCCTGTGGGATTAGCATTAATAGCTCTTGGATCAAATTTAGTAAAATCCATACCCATTGGTAAATTAGAAAAATTTATGTTTTCTAAACTAGGTATATTTGGAATACTGCCTATGCCTCTTGGTATGTTTGACAATGTTCGTGGCATAAGAGCAGGTCTTCTTGCCATCATTTCAGGCTCACCTTGGATCATGCCTCTAACATTTTGCATTGCCCTTCTCATGTTATCCATTATTGCCATATTTATTTATTAGCTTGCGTTTGCACGATTGCTAAAGACCTCCATCATGTTGTACATAAGTTCTGTACCACGCTCTCTGTCTTCATCTAACGATGGGATAAGGTTAAGAATACCACCATCACCTTGTTCTAATTGATACGAACCTGCTCCTCTTACAGCTTGTCCTGTCATAACAAACTCGCCATCAGATAACATCGCAGGTACATCGTCACTGGTTTCAGTGCCCATTCCATTAATCATGCCATTTTTTCTTTCAAAGTCTTCCATGGCTACATTGCCACCTTCTGCATATTGCATTGGCATGACATAACCACCCATGTTGTAACCCATTCGATCTACAACTTCAGGAGCGACTCTGTTAAGTGCTTCTAAGCCTTTGTTAGGCAATGCACCACCTTCTGCCATTTCCATAGGCATCATCACTTCACCACCCATCATCATGCCTGTAGGTACTGCTTGACCACCTGATAGTTCAGGCAAAGTGTTCTGTGGTAATAAACCAAACTCTACTGGATTGGGTGCTTGTTGACCCATTCTACGAGCTATTTCTGCTTCTAAGTTAAATCTACCTGCAGCGTTCATTGTATTTAAAGGAGTTAATGGCACACCTTTGTCTTTTTTGGTTTCATCGTAAGCCATTTTGCCCAAAGAACCTGCTAAACCTAACAGTCCTGCTGTGCCTAATGCACCAAGTCCACCACCTTGACCACCACCAAACATGCTACCACCTTGACCTTTGATACGATCTTCAATTGATTTAATCATGTCAGGAGTTCTTCCTGCTCCACCTGTAAGAGCTCTGCCTAAATTAAAGTTGCCTTGTGAAGCCTGTGGAACCATGCCTGATTGTTGTAAGTTTTGCATGATCTGTGCATCAGACATGCCTTCTGCTCTTAGCCTATCGATCCTAACTTGTGCCATTGGATCACCTGCACCAACTTCTTCAATGGTTGGTTGTTGACCACCACCCAGTAAACCACTTAAAGGACCATCACCTACTAAACCTTTTAAAGAACCTAGACCTTTGCCTATGCTACCAAAACCACCTGCTGTACCACCTGCTATAGAAGATAAGCCCGGTATTCCTGCATTTGCTATGCCACCCATGACTGTGCTTCCAACACTGCCAAGAGCACTTCCTAAGCCACCTAGACCAACTTTTGTTAAACCTTTGGTTGCTAGACCACCTAAACCACCTAAAGCACCACCTAAAGCAGTACCAACGCCCGGCACTAGCATAGCAATTGGAGCTACTTTCTTAACTACCTTGCCTAGACTCTTACCTAGTTTCTTAAAGAAGCCAAACTCTTCTAGTCCTGTTGATTGGTTTAGACTAGCAATACCCATACCTACTACAGCTTCTTCAGGGTTAATACCTAATTGATTGAACTTTTCTTCAACCATCATTTCAAACTGTGGGTCTTCCATCATTTCAGGTGGCAATACAATCTCACCCGGTCGTACATGAGCCAAAGCTGTGTCTTCACCACCACCTGCTTGTGCTACTTGTTTTGCTACACCACCCAAAGGTGCCATCATGCTTGCTGATAATTTAGCAATCATACGACCCAAGCCTGAAGCTTCTTCAGGATCGGTAGACATTTGCAGTTCTTGTTGTAAAGCATCTATGGCTTGTTGGGTTTCGTCACTACCACCCATAGTACTCATGCTTGGACTAGCATTTCTAAACAACTCCATTTCTCTGTTTGAGATAGCTCCTTTGGTTGGACCAACCATGTCCATTGCTCTTGGAATAGAATCCATAAACATTTGTCTTTCTTGGTCAGATATAGCACCCATACCACTACCCATTGTGCCCATGCTAGGAACAGCATCTCTAAACATTTCCATTTCTTTGTTTGAGATAGCTCCTTTGGATTGATTGATCTGCTCGCTCATATTATTAATAACTTGCAAAAGTCTTTGTAATTCATCAGGGTCTTCAACATTTCTTGCTATATCTTTAATTCTTTCTAATGCTATTTCAGGTTTTGTAAGCTCAGGCGTTGCAGGCATTGTATTTAAACCATCAGCCCTAGTAAAACCCATCCTTGGACTAGCATCTCTAAACATCTCCATTTCTTTGTTGGATGTAGCACCCATGCCCTGAGTTAAATTGTTGATTCTTTGTTGTAATTGTTCGCTTATAGCCATAATTAACCTATTGTAACTGTTACTGCTCCTACACTCATTGTAGCACCTAATCCTGTTGGATAGGTTTGATGACTGTACAAGTCTCTGAACCTAGTACCATCAAACGCTTGATGTATAGAGTTTGTAGTATTAAATATTATACTACCTGTTGCAAATTGCAATTCAGAAATCTCTGTAGCGTTAAAACTAGGAATTCTATCAGGATCAACATTATCTAAATTAATCTCTAATATTCTTATTAAACGATTGAAAAGCTCAGGTGTTACATCAGTGCCTTCAGCCAGTGGCAACCTTGTAACCAAGAGTTTTGTCATGATCCTCTACGACCTGATGGCTGTATATCTAGCCTAGTGTTACCTAACCTCCATTTGTAATCTTTTCTATCATCAGCGTTATTATCATCATCTGACTCAAATCTAAGCACAAATTGACGACCCCTTGCCCTAACATCTGCTTTGTTGGTATTAGATTTAATTTGTGATGTAGAGTCTGTGGTTAGGCTTTCACCCATAAAATCACGATTTTTTAATACTATATTTATCGCAGGATCAGGTGAAGCGCCTTGAGCATTAACAAATTTGACATCAGGCAAGATGCGTTTTACAAACGCCAATGAGTCACCATCACCTATATCAAAGTCAGCAGATTGTATAAACACATTGTCCATTGGCTCAGTGTCATCGTTAAAACCTAATTCGTGGTTGTATAAATAGTAAGAACTTGACGATACACCAGTGGCTTGTGGAGTGTTTTGTATGCCACCATCGATCCAAGCATGTCTTACCAATGAGCCAATTGACCATGAGTTTTCTTCGTAGTTGTATATGGCGTATCTTGAAATTTCTCTTGTGTCATCATCAATGGATGGATAAAAGAACCAAACTTCTGAAAATTCTGAGTTCAAAGCTACATGACATTTGTAAGCCTGAGATAGGTCAAGGTCTTCAAACACATATTCTTGCACTGTGCATGGTAGTTTTTGTACAGCACCATTGTAGAAGTAAAATCCTTGTTTGCTCATGAAAAATACACCACTAGGTGCATTAACAAATGCTTTAGGTCCTAACAATCCTGCACCTTCATTAATTAAATTAACAGAAAAAACCAATGGAGCACCGATAAAACGCATACTGTAAATACTGGTATCAGTCCAAATAAGTACCTCTTGTCTTGCTTTTAAACCACCTACGATCTGTGAACCACTTGATAAACGCAACGATCCTGCTGAATTAGTATTGGTGGGGTTCCAATCAATTGCACTTTCTGAATCAGAAAAAGCAATTAACATAGGATCAACCACACCAGTTCGATTGCCACCTGTAATAGGATCAGCACCTAAAACAATGGCATGTCTGTCTGTTTCAGAAACTAAAACTTGTAAGGCTACTGTAGGAGCTTTGTCTGCTCCTGATATATCTGATAAAGCCACAGCCCTAGTAGTCAAACCATCGTTTTCTGTCCACAAATAAACACCACCACCACGAACATTAATTAACAGATTTTCACCAAAGTTGTCGTGTGACCATAAACGCAATTGATTGGTAACACTTAAAGAATTTTCAGCACTCCATGTGCCTGCACTCCAAACTCCTGAACCCCAACCAGTGTTTTGCACATAATCATCTAAGCCAACATTGATTTGATATGACCCATCTACACCTGATCCACCATTGCCTGAATCACTTGCATTTGCTGTGGCTGATGCCACAAAAGTGTAAGTATTGGCTGTGGGCACAGTGACAATTTGATGTTCTGTGTTTAAGACTGATGCTGTAATTAAACCACCAAGAGAAGTAGCTCCACTGATAGTAACAAAATCACCAATAACAGCACCATGACTAGAATCAGTAGCAGTGATAGTAGCAGAACCATTGGTTGCACTAAAAGTTATTGAATTGGTACTGGTTTTTCTGATAGGAGTAATGTCATTAAAAACACTACCTCTTTCTATGTAATATTTAAGAGTGGTTCCTAAACCAAGATATTTTGTACCACCAAGACTAACCCATTGATGTAAAGCTCTAGCTATGCCTAAAAAAGCATCAGCACTAGCTTTTAGCCAACCACCAATCTTTTCAGGTCGATTTTTTCTAAAACGAATGAAATTAGCATCAACATAACCACCTTCTTCTGAGTAATCAGTCTCTTCTTTGTTGATTCCTGCTTTAAAATTAAATTTTGCTAAAGGCATAAGTAAACTCTTTTATTGTCATAAAAGTTTACCATAAACTTTAAAATTTACGCCAAACGAATAATCGCACCAGTTGCAGTCGCACTAGGGAAAACCACAGTGAAATCGCCTGCTGTGCTAGTTTTATCTCCACCAAAGTCAATTGCACAAATTGCTTTATTACCATTGGTAGTGTTATACAGTAAACAACCTCTAGCTGTAACTGTAGCTGTACCAAAAGTTAAATCTGCAAAATCACACACAGCAGTAGTTCCTGACAACGCAGGAGTAACATTGGTTAATGCTGATCCACCTGAACTGTAATTAGTTCCTGTAGCTTGTCCTGTGGTTACAAATACAGTAGTACCTGCTCCCAAAGTTGCTGATGATGTGTAGAGTGCTAACTTAATAGAATCTGCACCATTGGTTAAATTATGTCCTTCGACAAGTATTTGTTGTTTAAAACTTGAACATATTGCTGATGTAATTGCCATTTATAGCTCCTTTATAATCTTAGCCATGTCCTCATGACCTTGTTTAACTAATAAACCAACCATAGTAACCTTTTTAGATTCTATCGCACTGTTTATATTAGCTAAGATTATACTATAAATATGATTTTTGAAAGCCTCAGCTTGCAACCTAACATGTTCAGGTGCATTTTCTGATATGCCTAAGATTTTTTCAGTGGTTTGCTTTGCCCAAAATTCAGGATCATGACCTTTATTTTCTGTGGTATGAACCTCTACTTTGCCTAATTGTATAAAGCTATCTGACATTATCCTTTGTAGGGCTCAGGTGGTAATTCATGTTCTTGCAAGGTAAAACCATCTTTTGCTAATTGATTATCTATTTCATCATGTGGTTTTATAATCCACTTGTTGCCATGAATAACAGTTAAAAAAGGTTTTTCTAAACGATGATAGCCATAGAGCTTTTCTGTGGGTGGCACATCAGCATCTAAGACTGTTGATCTAGGGCTAACACCTACTGTGATGCCATGATCCATCATTTTAGATAGCCAAAATTCAACACAAGCTCTGCCTGCTTCTGCAAAATGTAAATCGTTTCTATAAGAAAAATCTATGCCAAATAGATCAATAGACTCTACTTCATTCCACATAGCAAAGCCTAAAGCGTAAGCAACTGTATTGTTAAAGTAGGCACACTGAGTAGCATTAGCAACTTCTTCTATAGGAAACAAAGTGGCTTTTGGTACTCTTTGATCTAATTCACAGGTGTAAACAGGTATTTTAAGCTCAGGTAACATCTTACGCATAACCAAAGTTTGTTTGCCTGCATCATCACTGTCTAAGAATCGACTAGCAGGGTCCATCATAAACAAACGATCTAAGTTAAAAACACTACAAGCTGAGTTTATACCCCAAACTTCATCCCATTCTTTACCATTTTCTTTGCCAATCACATAATCTATTTGTGATATGCCAAGACCTAACAAGGCAACTCTCTTGCCCTTGAGCGATTTAATTGGTTTCATTACGATACTACTGAGCGTAGGCTATCGTATCTGTATTCGTCTCTAGTATCTCTACCTTCTGATAAGTTTTTCATTCTCATGATTGCCTCTTTGAATCTTGCTTCAAACTGAGCAATGACATCAGGAGTCTCTTTGAGAAAAATTGCACCTTCAACTAAACTTCCATAGAGTAAAGCATCAGGATAATCTGTACTAAGAACTGTCGTTCCACTGTCACTACCACTTGTCAATGAAGCTGGTTTATATAAGTAATGTAATTCTACTGTATAAATTGCATCAGGTACAGGTGCAAGAGAAAAAGAGTCTTGGCTAAAGATTGAGTAATATTTAGGTTGACCTGTCACAGTTGTTGTTGGGCTGTACTCTTTTAAGAAAGAAGCGTGTTTTAGATCAAGATAAGTGTAAGTATTGCTTGATATAATAGCTAAACTCATAGGAGCTAAGAAATCAGTAGGACAAGCTAAAAATCTTGTGTTTGCTGTGGTTTGACCTTGTACATTCTTTCTTTGTTCAGGTAATTCAACAAATTTTAATATTCTATCTTCTGCTTCTTTAATAAAAGTAGGTAAATTATTGGTAAAAGTAGTTTCAGCAGATTCTAAATAATCTCCTATTGCTGTCTTTAATGTTGCGTATGTAAAACTCATGATGTTGTAATAGTAACAGAACCTACACCACAGGCTACTTCAAAAGTCGTTAATTGTGTGCCTAGCTTACCCAAACCAACATTGGTGTAGACTGTAAAAAAATTGTTATCGTCTGCTGTCTCAGGTCGTGGGTCTTGTAATGCTTGAGGATCGGTAGCTACATTTCTTGGTTCTATCTGTGGATGTTTAGGATCAAACTGGTCAGGTCCTACCAAAAGACCATTCCATGTTTTTTTCATGTCTATTAATTTGTAACGAAAACCAGTTATATCACAAATTCCATAAGCATTTTTATTACTTGCAAACGCACTCATTAGGCTGAATTATAACTCCTTAGATCAGGGCTAACACGAAACGAAGCTCTTTCTTCATCCTGATTCATGGCTCGCAAAAACTCTTCTTCATACAACTGTTTTAACATAGGTGTTCTTTCAGGTGCTTTCTTAAGAGATATGTAATAGGCAAGACCTGCCGCTAAACATGGATAGAACCTATAAGGCATATCCATGGTGTTAGCACCTACATCAGCATCATCCATGCGTGTAAGCACATTCATGTACACAGTGTATGTTGCAGACTTATCAGGTGTTGGATAAACACTAATGGTTGGAGATAGTTGTTTGTCTATAACAAACTGATTAGGCTTACCTGTTTGTGCTTTGTTAGGTATAGCTGAGTATTGTGAACGACTAATTCTAGCCATAGCAATGTCAGTCACATCAGAGCCAATGGTTTCTCTAACAAAAGCATCTAAAACATCAATGGGTGCAGTGCTATTAGTAGTGTCTATGTTGTAAGAATTTGTATCTGTAACCATGGCTACAGTCTTTTGAGTGACAGTCCACTGGTTTAATCCTCTGTTAGCCCATTCTGCTAACAGAAGATTAAGACTTCTTTGTGCTGTTTTAAGATCGTAACCTGTGCGAAGCTCTAAACCACATCGTTCAAAGGCTTCTTCTACAAATTCACCTACATCAGGTTCAAAATTTTTACTGTTTGATGTTGCCATCTATCCATAGTTTTTAATTAATTCAAGAATAATGACATAAGTATCGCCATTAGAATGACCTACTGTGGTGAAATCAAGATCGCCTGTTACACCACTGCCTGCATTGTTTGGAATACCTGAAAAATCATCGTAATACTCGTCACCAGTTGAATCAGCAGGTAAGGTTACAGCTAAAACATTGGTAGTGGCATCAAAATCAATTTTGACACCCATACCTGTTGTTGCCCACCATACCTTTGCTATTGCAACTGAAGTACAAGCAACGCCTGCTGCATTTGAATTTAAAGCTGATACATCAACTTTTTTTACTGCAGACTCACCACTGCCATCACTGGCATTAGTGAATTTCATAACAGCCTTGCGTTGCCCATCCTGAATGGTTTGTGATGTTACTACATCAGCCATAATAAGCTCCTACTATTAACTATTAGCAAATGGTGTGACTAAGGTTCCTGAACCTAAAATAAGCCCTTCTACAGCATATTTAGCAGTTGCCATAGCAGTACATTTTACAATACTACCTACAAGTCCACCTTTAGTTGATCCATTCATAGTGATTACATCGTTAGCTGAAGCAGAAATAAAAGTTTTACCTGTTGCATCATCTACACCTGTGTATAACCCACCAACAAACTTATCTGTGCCATCGGTAAGAATGTCCATATCAGTTGCCGCTGTTACTACGATAAATGTAAAAGTAGCACCAAGGTTGTTTAATTGATTTGGGTCGTCATTACTATCAGGAGCAGTTGTTACGATTGAAGGTAGTGTAAATTTACCATCAGCATCGTTACATACAAGAACCTTACCTGCATGTGATGCTACTGTTAAAGTAGTATCGGCAGTTAAGCTAACGACATTAGCGTTACCTGCTGAAATAAATCCTGCCAATGATTTGACTGGACCTGAAAAAGTTGATTTAGCCATAATTTCCTCCAAGGAAATAAGTTCTACTGTCTTGGCTTGTCTGCTAGGTCAGTCTGTAGAACAAGTTAAAATATCCTAGATACTAAAAATCATACTCCTTGGAGCATGATTTAGCAAATAGAATGTTTTAAGTTTTATGGGTTCATACAGGTGGTGCACTTTTTACTAATTCGCATTTGGTTGGTCTTTTGTAAAAGTAAAAAGAACCATCACAATCTTTTGGCTCTTGTAATTGAGCATCAAACTTTACGATGTCGCCTTTTTCGACATACCATTTGTAGTCACCACTACCTTTTTCATTGACTCTGATGCAAGTACCAAAGACCTTTTGTCCTGTATCGAGCTCAACCAACATTTTGAATGTAGTAGGTGAGTAGCTAAAGTAACCATCAACCTCTTTTTTGCTAATGACTTTACCAACAATAGTGGTTCTTTTATCAGTAGGTAATTTTGGTGATTGCAAAATGTCATATTTTTTTGCGTATCTTTTTATGTCATTTGCCCAACAAATAAGAGCATAATTGTATTCTCTTTCAGCAACTTTTTTTGCCCAAGCCTCATATTTTTCTTGTTTGATTCTTGCTTTTTCATCTCTTCTTGCTTGTTCGTTGTCTTTTGCAACCTGTCCAATGACAGCAACATCTTTCTCAAACTTACCAGTACCTTCACATTTGTGACAATCAACCATTGCGTACACGCTTTGTATGGAGGTTCTGCCATCAGGCAAGAAGACTTGTTCTTTGCCCATCCACTCTGATGTTTGACCAGTGCCTTGACACCTGTTGCATGTAACAACCACATGAACTTTTTTGTCTATGATAGAACCAAACTCAATGACTTTGTGATAACAAGATTCAGTTACTTGCCAGTGATCTTTCCATTTGTTGCCATTGTAATGACCACCTGATGTAGAACAACCTTTGTTGTCAAAGATAACAGCACCAGTGGTACAGGTGCTATTTTCTTCTACAGGGTTTAAATCGTGTTTTAAATAAAACATTACGCTACCTCCTGTTCTTTCATAGCTTTGTAATACTTTTTCAAGAAGTAAACAGAAGCATGTGCTTTCTCAAAATCATGATAGAAAATACGCTTGGTACTATCATGTCGAGGATAATCAGCTAAACCATCATCGTGATAAAGGTCATATTCTTCTAACATGTTTATATAACCAGTATTGTCATAACATGCTTGGTCGCCATCCATAAACCTAACAGATCGCATACCTGTCATGTCATTAGGAAGTTTAATGCTGTACATAGGGTTAGGATATTTAGACTTTTCACCATCTTTGTAATTGTAAGCAT